CTCCACTAGCACCAATGCTACCACTATAACCAGTGGCTCCACTAGCACCAATACTACCACTATAACCAGTAGCTCCACTAGCACCAATACTACCACTATAACCGGTAGCTCCACTAGCACCAATACTACCACTATAACCAGTGGCTCCAGTGGCCCCGATGCTACCTGTATACCCCATGGCAGCGAAGGCTCCTGGAAGTCCCATTGATCCAGTATACCCAATTTTACCGGTGTTACCAACACTACCAGTATAACCAACCTCACCAATATTCCCAACACTACCAGCATAACCAATACCACCAGTGGCCCCAATACTGCCAGTATATCCTCTAGGGGAAAAATAACCCAATGAATTCCAGGGCGTTATTCCATCCCCAATTTTCATTTTTTTAGTGTCTGACTCATATCCCGGCTCACCTGCATTAAGCACGGGATTATTTGATCGCCAATTATTAGCAGTATCTCTTCTGAATTGAATTATCTGAGACATTTTTATAAACCAATACTTTGATTACTATTAGCTCCGCCACCATCAATAACGTCTAACTTGATAGATTTTGAATAGTATGCTGGCAAGACTTCGAGATCTAAATTTACATTATAATTATCATCAGAATATAATGGTCTTTGATCTCTTGACAAATTATCGGACAATTTTAAAGTCATTTTGTAATATCTGTTAATCAATGAATCAATATCAACTTTATAAAAAGTAAAAGATCCAATACCCCTCGCAGCATCTTGCCAACTCAAGACATAGCTTAATATAGATAGCTCAGATTCTGGATCTTGTATTTCCACAATCACCGTACTTTCCTTAAGATCAACTGATTTTTGATCTTGATTTTTTATTTGTATCAATATAGGATTGTCTATACCTTGATAAATTTTTATTGATCGATTATACACTTCCCTATTCCTAGTCTTAAAAATAACAGTATCCAAAATTTGGACCTGTACAATGTTATCATATAAATAACTTTGAACTGCGATCATTGTTAACACCTTTAGTATATTTATATCAAAAAATGTTATTCAGATCCCAATAAAAATTTAAAATCCCCAATGGGCAACATGATTGACATAGAAATACAAAAAATACTAGATGAACATCCGTTTTTAACATATTTGATATATGGCGGAAATGAATATATAGGCATTGTACAAAATGTAGACGATGTTATTACAACTATCTATGACTTTGGATTATTGAAAGATCAAAATCAGAAAAAAGATTATCTAGAACTGGGTGATCAATGGTGGTGGGAAAGTCATCGGCAAATACCCATAAACTTGTTTTTAAAACAAGATTGGCTACAATTTAGATTTTGTCTAAGAACTATGAACAGCAAAGATGTGAAAATAGTTTATGGGCCATACGTCAGTCTTAAAGAAATGGCTAGTAAACGATCTAAACGTAGAAGTATTACGTTGATTAGGAAAGTTGCTTAGTTAATAGATTCATGTGAACTACTACTAGATGTGCATAACTAATTGAATGTGCTTTTTTGAACCCGTAACTGCCATCTTCTGATTGCTCCCATATGGTCTTAGCAACCTCAGACCAAGGTAACCCGATTAAATGTCGTTTAGATGGTCGAATCACTGCCAAAAACATAGCTAGTCTAGGAATGGTGTTGACTGCTTCGGGCATTTTTATTAATGTTTCATAATGCCCACCTATATGTGTAAGTTGCTGACAAAAATCGGGATCATATAACTTCTCCCAGTCAGGCTCCTGATTCATCAACTGATCCAATTCCTGCTCACTGGATACTTGATTATAAACACTAACATTTAATAAATCTAGCTTAATATACCCACGATCTTGGGCAGAATTATATTCGATTGCAGCTAGGCCTGATTCAGGATCTACTGGGATATCAGTCACATGTATACCAGTATTATGTCGATTCAATACACCATTACGCAAAATACTAGATGGTATATGATTCAATACAGCTAAAGCCAAATTGCGATCTGCCAAATCAATGTCAATATCACTATTAAACTTCATGCAAACTTTCCCCACTTTAATTTAAAAAATACAGCATCCTGTGCTTTGAGCTTGGCCATGATTGAAAATTTATGTCCGAAAGAAGCGGGATCTACATTTCTATAATAAACAGGTGATTCTACGGCATTTTCCATTACCCACATACCTTGTTCCGTTCTTTCCCATTCCCAAAGTGGACTTGCGGCATAAATTTCAGGATCATCAACATCACCAACCCTAAATTCATAGACTTTTAATTCCACTATATCGGTCATAATCCAGCTTCTTTAAGAACATGTTTGGCCCACTCAGTGTCCCCCATATAGTCTTTAAATTTTCTCTGCCAGATATCTGGATCTATCCATGGCATAACAATCTCAATTTGATCTTCAGAAAGATTATCTAGAAATTCAATACCAGTATCACAATTATATATCACCCAAGAACTGATCCTGCCAGTGGATATATGTTGACAGACACGATTACTATTAGCATAACGAAAGTAGTCATTGAACCCATTCTTTAATTCTGGATGAGCATCTGCATAATCCTGCATCTCCTTTAATGCCCTCTCCATTGCATCCTGTACTGATTCTCTTTTAATATAATCCAATAACCACTCTGAATATAAACTATCCTTACACCAATGATCCAATTTTTTATTGTGCTGCAATAGCCAATCAACAAAACTACTGATATTAATAGCTTTGATGGCGACAAGATGTCTCCCAAATTTCACAAAAGCATTGTAATATGGACTGTTAATAAAATCCTCATAAGTCTTTAATTTAGCACTACCCTGAGTCAATTCATAGAATCTCAAATAACTGGTCATACCCAGTCGGACCCCAGTCTCATTCTCCTGCTGCCAACGACGCTTTTTTTCACAAAGATGGGCCGCCAATACACTTTCACGACTATATGTTTTATTACAATACTTACAACTATAACCCGTTACGGAATCAGAGTTCGTTTTTAATTCGCTTGTCATCATAACCATGCTGTTTAGCCAATTTTTTAATGTCGTCTTTTGTGTTAATTTTTGCCAATAATTCCAAATCATCATTTTTTAAATCCGGGAAAATAGATGATAAAAATTTAATAGTTTTGTTATCACTATTTTTCTTTTTTGTAGTAATCCAATAATGACGTTGATTTCCCATATCAGGACTAACTGTGGTACACATCAACCATTGCAACTTTTTATGCTGACTTGTGCTTATATCAAAAAAATTAGAATTTACTCTCTCATTAGTAGCACGTAAATACCATTCTTGTAGTTCACTGGGACCATCCACACTTGCACTATAACGTAACATTAAATAGGGACTGAATTTTTTACGTTCTTCTTCAGTTAGGTTGTCATAAAATGCTCGGTCTTTACGATCTAATGCCGCAGTTTCACTTTTAATAGTTAATTTATCACTCATTTTTTTTAATTAATTGGTATATAATTTTAACAGCATCCAAGGCATCTTGTAAAGTGGTATTGGTTTCGGCAGCACGTCGAATCTCACCCCAAAGTTGATCTTCTTTTAAAGATTCAATTAGTTGAGTTTTTGATTCTGACTCAGTATATATTTCCCTAGCAACAGCACCAAACTCACGAATGAACACTGTTTCGCCATCATCTGGACTTTCATATATTTTAGGCATATGTCACCAACATTTAGAAAAATCTACTACTTCACTTTGTCTTGAAATCTCTTTAACACAATATACACAAAGACTTCCAGTAACCCCCGCCTCTAATGGAATTGCTAATAATTGGCCAGGCTTTAATTTGGGGAAATACCATTTAACATCTTGATAAACATCTTCAATTTCAATCTCATGGAACTCGGGCCTAAAACTACTGCGAGGATTGAAACAAAATGCACTAAATCCACGATCATTAATACTGGTCAAAGGAACTACTTCCAAATCACCGGAATCTTTTTCACCGATTAATATTTGCCAATCCACTGGCATTTTGATCACATGTTCGCCAATTTTTAAAACCAATGCTGGACTATTGAAACTTTCCAAAAAGATTAAAGGAATGTAAAAATAATCAGGATCTTTTGAGTTGCTATTATCTAACACACAGAATTGCATGTCGTCAACTTCGTCAGGAATGTCCGTCATTTCATAGGACATATTGTTATCAAGTGTAAGTATTCTAATTTTATTTCTCCAGTTATTGTATATGATACAGCATTGTCTACTATAAAGTCAAGACTTAACTACTGCCATGTTATCTTTTCCAAACTAAATTGATAATTTGATTCTGTGTAATAGGCCTTGCGCTGAGTTAGATGCCTTTTGGAAAATTTGCAGGTACTGGTAATATCATAAATGTTGACAAAATCTTTACCAAACCCTTTACGCAAACCACGACCAATACTTTGTATCACACGCACAAAACTCTTACCTGGCTCAAATAAGACCACATTATTTAATAAAACAATATTAATACCCACAGCAGCCACACCATATGTACAAATCAAAATCTTATTGGTACTGGTAGCAACTTCATCATATTCAGCTTTACGCTCTTTGGCCTTAGTAGATCCCGTAACTAAACTAACATCGGGTTTATCACTTAATAAACTAAACAAAGTACTTAACTCAGCTTGAAGCAATTTTCCAGTAGCAATACGATCCACTAATATTAATGTATTGCCATCTTCTTTAATACGATCAAGCAGCTTGGCAATAAACGCCAACCTTTCAGGAGTCTCGGTTAAGTATTTTAGCTCGCTTTGATAATCTTTATATATAACATTATCCACCAATTGCACAATGTTGATATGACAATTTGACAATACTCCCTGTTCTTGCAAATCGCTGGCCTGTAATTGCCCATCAACTTCGCCCAACATAGACCTCAACACAGCTCTAGCATAGTCCTCTTTTGGCAAAGTGCCAGTGAATGCCCAACGAATTGGGATACGACAAAATGGCCCAGAAAGCAATGTACGCAATACTTCAGATTTGCATGTGTGAGCTTCATCAACCATCACACAAACAACATCCTCAAGGAATTCCCCAATGGTGATATCATCCGTACCATTCTTTGTATTTTTTAATAAATTGTTTAGGCTTTGCCAAGTACAGATTGTGTGCTTTTTTCCAATATCTTTTCTATCACCATAATAAACACCAACATCTAATCCTAAGTTTATATAATCTGCTTCTGTTTGTCCAACTAAACTTTTATTTGGAACAATGATCACACTTCTTCCATAGATTTCAGTGCAATAGCTCAATGCCGCTGTGAGAATAGTTTTACCGGCCCCAGTAGGAAGTATTCGCATACATTGA